TTGAATTAGAAAAACAAGCTAAACGAGTTGTAGGTATTGACACAAGATACAAAGATGGGTTATGGTATAAACAAACTGTTGACTATGCTGATGGTCGAAGTGTTACAGAGTACAGAGACAAACGCAGAGCAACCATAGAGGAGAATAGGTATGGCGAAGACGTGGAATAAATCTGTATATACATCTGCTACTCAAGGTAGAGGCAAGAAGACAAGTCAAGGTAGAGGTAATGTTGCCTTCTCTACCATGAATAAAAATAAAAAGGCATCGTTTAAACAATATCGAGGGCAAGGTAAATGAAAGAGAAGATGATAACAATTAAAGTTCCAGAGTCTAGACTTAAATGGATTAAGGAAGAATACAAACTAGCCAAGTGGGGAGTCAATGGTTTGTTTGAGTATGGCGGTATGGATATCAAAGAAGCACATGCACTAGCAGATATTCTTTGTCATGTTAATGAAGTGTTTCAGATTGAGGATGAGTAGTGAACATATTTTATTTTGATGAATGTCCAACCATATCAGCAGAAGCACAACCCGACAAGATGCTGGTAAAGATGCCACTTGAAACAGCACAAATGTTATGCACAGCACACCGAGAATTAGATGGTGATGAGTATGCAGATAGTGTAGGACTTTACAAACGTGCATACTGGAATCATCCGTGTACTATATGGGCTAGAGAATCTAGCTCTAACTACTCGTGGTTGTATCGACACTTCTTATCATTAGGTATGGAGTATGAACACAGGTATGGTAGGAAACATGCAAGTGTTGTTAAGCTAGAAGAACCATTGAGTAAGATGCCTGACAACATTACACATACAAGTCTTACACCACTAGCACAGGCTATGCCTGAGGAGTATAAGAATGAGGATGCTATTGTTGCTTATCGTGATTACTGCATTAACGAAAAACACTATGCCAAATGGGAACGCAATCGAGCTAAACCTACTTGGTGGACAACACAGGAGGCTGTTTAAACATGTACATGAATAAAGAATTTGTAACCAAAGGACTTAGAAATTATTTTCAAGGTCAAATAGATAGACATCTTGCTAATGCTATGGTGTTAATTAGTAACCCTGTTGGGGTTGCTGAACACCCTGATACTTTAGAAAGTATTGAAGGAGAGCTAGGTAAGATTGCTGAGTATGAAGATAAACTTGCAATGTTAAATAAACATTTTTAAATTAAAGTATTGACAAGAGTTTCTATTCGTGTTATAATGTCGCCTTATGTATCTAAAAGAAAGAAGTCAGTACAATACTGAAGTACTAACTCGTGATGAGTATAGAAGATTCGGTGAGTATTTACAATCCAACAACTTAAACATTGGGCATGTTGTTGAGAAGTTAGATGATACATTTAAGATAACACTAGACAGTACACCCTTAACCTTTTGGGAAGAGATACTGCAATCAATTAGAACTCTTGATTAAGTATACTATAGGACAGCCCTCAAATGTAACTTCCTTTAGTCCGTGGTATTCGACATTAGTCGAGCAAGTTTTCGGTGCTTTGTGCAATAAGAACCGACATCGTTTAAACACATTCAAAATTAATTTAAAAAACTACTGTACTTTTTTATTAAAGTATGTTATAATGCGAACACTTAATACAACAAAGGAGGAAACTTATGTATGAGTATGTAGAAGGAAAGGCTATGTGGGCTAATGTCACTACGCCTAACACTAGGTTCGGTGACCCTAAATATCAAATCACCGTGTTGACTGATAAAGAAACAGCAGAGAGATTAGAAACTGTTGGTCTTTCTCAAGTAAAAGATAGAGCTGGTAACTTTAAGTATGAAGAACCTGCGTTTTCTTTTAGTAGGAAAGTTGAGGTTGCAGGTAGAACAAACACTGCACCTAAGTTAGTTGATACTGAAGGAAATCCAATGGACGTTTCCGTTGGTAATGGCTCTGAAGTTAAGGTAAAGATTAAACCTTACACAGGAAAGTATGGTACATTTGCTGAGTTAATAGCTGTTAAAGTTAATAACTTGGTTGAATACACTGAAGCAGACACGGATAACGAAGAGTTTTAATTATGATTATTACTATTAATAATGATGAAGGAACTCTTAACTTTGATGTGAACAACATTAGTGACGACAAAGCAAAGCAAGAAGCTACTGTTATAGTACAGAAAGTAGGTAACTTACAAGTTATCATAGAAGCTTTAGACTTTGCTAGTCGTACCCATCGAGCTAACTTAGAAGAGTTACTCAAAGGTAGAGACGAAGCTCTTGTTGAACCTGAAGAACCTGAAGTGGAGGTTGAAGAAACTACCGAAACAGACGACAAATAATAACCATTAGTGAGGGCTAATATGGAAAACAAAACTTGGCATAAGTTACATCAACCATGTCCACTTTGTAATAGCAGTGATGCAGTAGGAATCAACGAAGATGGTTCAGCAAAGTGTTTTAGTTGTGGAGAATTTATGCCTAATTATAATAATTCATGTGAAGGAAAAGATATGGTACAACAAACAACAACAAATCAAACAACGTTTAAACAACCTGATAACTTAGATACAGGTACTTTCTCTGCACTAACTGATAGACGTATCTCTCAAGGTACTGCTCAAAAGTATGGTGTTAAAGTAGTGCATGATTTACAGGGTAAGGTTACTAAACACATGTATCCGTACTACAACGGTAATGAAATATCTGCTACCAAGATAAGGAATGTTGACAACAAAGATTTCTTTGTTAATGGTTCTTATAATGAGACAGGTTTGTTTGGTCAACAGTTGTTTAAGAGTGGCAAGTATGTCACCATAACCGAAGGGGAGTGTGATGCTATGGCAGCTTACGAACTACTTGGTAGTAAGTGGGCTGTAGTATCCATTAAGCGTGGTGCACAGGGTGCAGTTAGAGATATCAAGGAAAGCTTAGAGTTCTTTGATGACTTTGAAAATGTTATTGTTTCTTTTGACAATGATAAGGCAGGTAAAGAAGCATCTGTAAAAGTTGCAAGACTGTTTAAACCCGGCAAGGCTAGGATACTCACACTTCCTAATGGATTTAAAGACCCTAACGATATGCTTCGTGACAACAGACATAAAGATTTTGTTGAAGCATGGTGGGCAAGTAAAGTTTATACACCATCAGGTGTTATAAATGTTACTGAGCAACGTGATAAGTTTCATAATCGTGAGAAGAAACAAAGCATCCCATATCCTTATGAAGGACTAAACAAAAAGCTGTATGGCTTAAGACAGGGTGAGCTTGTAACTCTTACAGGTGGGACAGGACTTGGTAAGTCAAGTGTAACAAGAGAGATAGAGCATTGGCTTGTCAAACAAACACAGGACAATGTAGGTATCATAGCATTAGAAGAAGATTGGAGACGTACCATTGATGGTATACTTTCTATTGAAGCTAACGCTAGACTATACATTGACCAAGAACGTGAGAAGTTTTCTAAAGAAGAACTTGATAAGATGTTTGATATCTTGTATGACGGTGAAAATAAAAACAGAGTATGGGTTCACTCACACTTTGGCACTAACGACATTGATGATATCTTTACTAAGCTTCGCTTTATGATTATTGGCTGTGATTGTAAGTGGGTAGTAGTAGACCACTTGCACATGCTAGTCAGTGCAGTGCATGAAGGTGATGAAAGACGAGCCATTGATTCTATTATGACTAGACTAAGAAGTTTAGTTGAAGAGACAGGTGCAGGTATTATTCTTGTATCTCATCTTAGACGTGTCGATGGTAACAAAGGACATGAGAATGGAATTGAAGTTAGTCTTTCTCATTTACGTGGCTCTAATAGTATCGGTCAGTTATCAGATTGTGTTATTGCTTTAGAACGTAATCAACAATCAGATGATTTTGATGAAGCTAGAACTACAAAACTTCGTGTTCTTAAATCAAGATACACTGGTGATGTAGGTATGGCAGCTAGAGTTATCTATGATATAGAGACAGGAAGATTAACAGAGCTAACGGATGAGGACATAGAGTTTGACCCGTCAGCAGATGAGGCATTTTAATTATGGATTTAGTATTTGATATAGAAACAGATGACCTACAAGCAACTAAAGTTTGGTGTATTGTAGCTCAAAATCCTGAGACAGGAGAGATATTTAAATTTCCTCCTGATAAATTAGATGAAGGATATCAGTTTCTTGCTAAAGCAGATAGACTTATTGGACATAACATTATTGGTTTTGATATACCTATGGTTCATAAGTTTAGTGGAATTGATTTAAGTGATAAAGAATTAATAGATACTCTTGTTTTGTCAAGACTATTTAATCCTAACAGAGATGGTGGTCATAGCTTAGAAAGTTGGGGATTTAGACTTGGCTTATCTAAGATTGATTTTGAAGATTACCTAAATTATTCTACTGAAATGTTAGAGTATTGTGTACGTGATGTTACTTTAAATACTTTAGTATACAAAAACTTACGTAATGAATCTAAAGGATTTAGTTCTGGTAGTATTGAACTAGAACAATCTATTGCTAGTATTATAAAACAGCAAGAGGTAAATGGATTTAAGTTTGATATGCAATCTGCATTAGTTCTTTTGGCAGAGCTAAGAGAAAAGAAACAACAGATAGAAGATGAAGTTCACGATACATTTAAACCTAAGTGGGTGGATAGTAAATTAGTTACTCCGTATATTAAAAAAGATGGAGAACTATCTAAGCGTGGTCTTACTGATGATGAATACGAAAGGTGTTTAAACACTATGAACTATGAACCATTTATGAGACAAACGTTACAAGACTTTAATCTTGGTTCTCGTAAACAGATAGGAGAATATCTTATAGACTTTGGATGGAATCCTGAAAGATTCACACCTACTGGTCAGCCGATTGTCGATGAGAAAACTTTATCAGAGGTTACACATATACGTGAAGCTAAACTTATAGCAGACTTCTTATTGATACAGAAACGAATAGCACAGGTTGATTCATGGGTTAGTTCTGTTAGAGATGATGGTAGAGTTCATGGATTTGTTATACCTAATGGTGCTATTACAGGTAGGATGACTCATAGAAATCCTAACATGGCTCAAGTACCTTCGATTCATAGTCCTTACGGTAAAGAGTGTAGGTCTTGTTGGGTTGTTGATGAGGGCAATGTTCTGTTAGGTGTAGATGCTAGTGGTCTAGAACTTAGAATGTTAGCACACTATATGGATGATGAAAGATATATTAAGGAGATATTAGATGGAGACATACACTCAGCTAATCAAAAAGCTGCAAAACTTAAATCAAGAAATCAGGCAAAAACATTCATCTATGCACTCATGTACGGTGCGGGAGACGAGAAGCTTGGTAAAGTGGTCGAAGGAAATACGACAGATGGTAAACGAGCTAGAGAATATTTCTTCGATAATAATCCTGCATTTAAATCTCTTAGAGATAGAGTTACAAGAGCAGCAGGAAAAAAATTCCTTAAAGGATTAGACGGTAGAAAGCTTTACATAAGAAATAATCATGCAGCTTTGAATACTTTATTACAAGGAGCAGGTGCTATTGTTATGAAGAAAGCCTTGGTTATCTTAGATAACATTTTAAAACTAAATACAATACAGTATAAATTTGTAGCTAACATCCATGATGAATGGCAGATAGAAGTTAAAGAGTCTCAGGCAGATTTTGTAGGTGAGATGGCAGTTAAAAGTATTATAGAAGCAGGTGAACATTTTAATTTACGTTGTCCGATGGATGGCGAATACAAGATAGGAGGTAACTGGAGTGAAACCCACTAAAGAAAACAGAAAAAAGTTTGACATTGACCTAGAGTATGGTACAATACGTGAAGAAAAAATAGCAGAGATGCTAACAAATAAAAAGATTGAAGTTAAATCTGAAAAAGATTTATGGCAGAAGTCAGGAAACATATGTATTGAATATGAATCATGGGGTAAGCCTTCAGGAATTAGAGCAACAGAATCTGATTACTGGTTTCATAATCTTTGTGTAGGAGACAATGAATTTTGTACTCTTGTTTTTAAGACAGATGTTCTTAAAACTATTGTAGATAAACTTGATACATTTAAAACTGTAAGTGGTGGTGACCACAAAGCAAGTAGAATGTTTCTTGTAAATTTACAGAAGTTATTTTCATCTGATGTAATCAAAGCATTTAAGGAGTCAGAAAATGACAAAGAAAAATAAAAAAACTATTGACAGTTCGTCTCAAGAAGTATATAATAAGTTAGCTACTTCTAAATATAAATCGGAAGCAGGACACTGGTATACCCAAGAGGGTGAGCCTATGTATACTATTGTAGGTGCGAATGGCAAAGAACGTAATACAACACTACGTGATGCTAAGAAAGATAATTTAGTGCCGTCAGTTACAACTGTACTTAGTCTAGTAGCTAAACCATCATTAGAAAACTGGAAGATTAATCAAGCATTAAACTCTGCTCTTACTTTAGAAAAAGATAAAGATGAATCTATTGATGAGTTTGCTTATAGATGTAAACAAGATTCTAAAAAGATTGGACAAAAAGCTGCAGAAGAAGGAACTAAGATTCATGCAATGATTGAACGAGGTTTCTTAGGTGAAGAAACAAATCCAACCTATGAGATAATACAGTCTTGGTTAGATGAAAACTTTCCGGATGAAGAATGGATAGCAGAAGATTCTTTCTGTGCTGACTTAGGTTATGGTGGTAAGATAGATTTATATTCTAAGTCTGGTATCTTTGTAGACTTTAAAACTAAAGATAATCTA